CTTATCATCTGATGTTTCTTTTCTGTGTTTTAAGTTAACTTTATTCATTGAATAACTCCTTAGATAATTCTGCTGGATGTGTATCTATCATATGTTTGAGAGTATCAGTGTCCTCTTCTATGATTAGCTCACAGAAGGGACACTTTTCACCATTACCTATTGCTAATAGTCCAGCTATACTCATCTCAGACCTCCTGCTCCTCGTTCACCATGAGCATAGCCTTCTTCCCATATGTCATTAGATCTATGATCATCACATTTGGTACAATGTATTTTAGTATCATTCCACAGTGTCCATTCATTACATTTATTACATTGAGGACCCCAATCCCAGAACTTGAAGACTGACTCAAGGTAAGAGCCAGTCCAAGTACATATTATAGTTAAAAAGAATGTTGTCTCGAAGGGGTTTAAGACTATGAATAGTTGTATTGAGTTGATTAGATCATTTAACCACATTAGATAGTCTCCTTATTTAAGTAAATAGATTGATTGAGGATATTCACCGATATTCAGTGATGTATCATTTAATACCTCTTCGTCAACAGTATTGAATGACTCAGACATATCTTCAAGTGCTATGGTTTCTGCGTAATATAACCATGTGGCGGAATTAATAAATATTTCCATGTTGGTTGTTCTCCTTATTGGTTGGTTGATAATTGAAATTGGTAGTGAAAGGAGCAGGCTAGGTTTGTGAGGATGATCAGTTGCCCACATTCCATGTCGCCTGCTCCCAGTTGCGATCGGATCGATCCTAAAGGGGTGAGTAGATGGCTGTATTAAGCCCAAAATGATAGATATAAGCCAGTTTAATACACTGACCGATACAACCATCCACTCTAATTATATGTGTGCTTATATTGATTGGTAGTTTAGGTATGAGTTTATTTAAATTTGCTAATAAAAAGAAGGAGGAGGGAAAGCTGGGATGCCTTCCCCCCTCAATGGATGCTACTCGGGTGCTACAGTAGCCTTGGAAGCCTTCTTGGATGGTACTACCCACAACTTGTCATTGGCGAACTGGTCTTCAGTGACATACATAGGCTGTCCCTTCACTATATCACCAGTAAGTTGGCAGTAAGCAGACTTGGGGCACTTCTCATAATCATCAGATGGGTACATAAAGACGCCCTCTGGTATATCATCACGCATCTTCTCGGATGAGTACTCTACTCTGGTACCTTCATCACCTATGGATTTGGTGGTGAGGAATGGAGAGTAGAAGTGTGAGCCATTCTTGTCTATCTTGAGCGTACATAAGAAGTAATCTAATCGTTTCATAACTATATATCCTTTATTTTAATTGAAAGTTAACGTGGGAGAAGATGTAAAAATCCCCCACAAGGCGGATGGTGTTTGAATTATACCCAAGCACTAAAATGCCTGTATTTTTGAGATATCGGGTTATTCCTCTCGTAGGCGTAGCCTTAGCGGAGCCGTAGAGAGGTGTGACGTGGCTCACATAGTTGCAAAGTTAACTTTCTTGTCATAGATTATACTAGCTGTTTCAGGAGATAAAACGCTTAACTTGGAAAAATTATGGGAAAATTTCTGAAATATCTGGCTATAGCAGCTTTAAGCTCTAGTCTCACCCTCCTCGCTAATCCATGTAAAGAACTACCAGCTAATGTCTGGAGAAAAGTATCTACTGATGCACTTAACCCTGGAAAGATATTGGAGCTGGATATGAGTAAGGGTTATTCCTTTGCTGAGAATGGTATTATATATATAGTGGTAATGACTGCTGATTCTAGCGAGCAGATTGTAGCTGTATTTCCTGATGGAGGATATTGGACCGCCCCCAAACCAAACCCATTTTTAGAAGAATTAGACAGAGAGTTTGATAGCTTGGAAACATACTTAAGAAATAAAGGAACTGAAATCAAGAAGAAATAATGGAAGCAATAATGTCAAAAAAAGAGAAATTCCAGTCTGTACGATGGATTAACCTGGCTGTAGGGTTGCTGCAATTACACTATTGGGTGGAAGGGGACTCATGGTTCCTGTTTGCTATTGCAGTAGCTAATATAGGAGTCTTTGCCTTCACTAGGAAGTAGCATCTTGTGGGGAATGCACTTATAGGCTTATATTTAGCATGGGTCATGTGGTACGGAGATGTATATTTAGAATATTGTCCAGGCGGGGAATATACGTGTCCAAGCCATTGTGATGTAGATCACGTTCACTTAACAGAGGATTGCAATGAAAACAAAGAAAACCAAGCCAGGCAACAAAGACTTTCAGAGAATGATACAGACACTAGGCTTCGATCTGATGAATATACGGATGCAGATTAATGCACTGGGGGGTATGGTTGCTGATTTTGTTGAATTTACAGGTAAGAAGGATGCTTTTTTGAAGCATATGGAAGAAGTAGAGGCAGAGAGGGAAGCTGAGGAATCAGTTAAGGACTCTAAAAGCACAGAAAAGGCTTTGGATTGATTGCTCAGATTTGATCAGATTAATCGCAATTACCTACAATGTTGTTTTTAAAGGACTTAGCTGAGTTGCATTGTATTACTTTTAGTATGTAAACTATGATACTATATTTACGCTTAGATATTTAAAAGAGCGTTCGGCCTAAGGGCCTCACTAATCAAAGCGAGAGTGTAGTTAAGGAAGGAGTTAAATGAAGATTTATCATCTAGTAATTGCTTATAATGATAAGGATGAGGAAATTGAATATATACAAGAGTATGTGGAAGAGGACTCACCTACTGAGGCTGGTAAAGTACTGGAGTTGTATATGGATTATGATGAGGAATATTGGGATGACGAAGCCTTAATGGAGCTGATTTTAGAGCATGGATTGGGAGAAGCATGAGGACTTATGTAGTAAAGGGTAAGGATCATGTGGTATATGATAGTATTGAGGAATTCCCTGATACTATGCATTATTTAGAAGATTGGAAGGATAGTGATTTAGGTGACTGGGTATTAGCTGATGATGGGTGCATTATTCAGGTTTTAAGAGTAGGCACCTTTGCTAAACCTAAAGGAAAGATTAAAACCCTTAAGTATGTGGGTACTTGTACAGGTACCTTTCTCTGTCGTGAGGGCTACTCAATGGACTGTGATAGAAGGGAAAGTATCTATACTTTATCAGGTAAAAACCCATCTACACATGTTAATGAGCGTGAAGAGGTTACACAAAGGGAGCAATTGTTTGCACAATTTGTTTCCCAAGGTCTGGATAAGACGGAAGCATACTTAAGGGCATATAAGACAGATAAAAAGAGCTACGCCAAATTACAAGCAGGAGTATTACTCAAACAGGAAAGGGTCAGGACTGCAATGAAAGAAAGTTTAAAACCAGTATTAGATAAATTAGGTATTAATGATGACTTTGTCCTTACTGGTATAAAACAGGTAGCACAGGATGGAGAGAAGGATGCTGATAGACTGAGAGCATTATTTGAATTAGCTGATATCCTAGAGATGAAAGAGTCTAAAAAAGAGATCACCGCTATTGGTGGTGCGATGTTTAAGGGCTTCTTGCCTGAGAATACAGAAATTATTGAAGAGCGAAAGAAGATGATTGAGGGGAAAGATGAGTAACGGAAGTCTTAATTTTACTACTTTAGATGGTCAGAATATAGCTTATGGAAAACAGGAAGGCGTCTATCTCGATGATGAGAAAGCCTTCATCCTCAGCCTGGATAAGGCAATCCGAGCAGCTGATCTAAATAACGGTATCAATGTCAGGTCAATACAGAAGAGTTTGAATCAGATAGCTCAAAGAATCGAAGTAGATTCTATTCCTGAGAGTGGAGTATTAGACGAGTCTACACTAGCAGCTATTACATATTTTCAACAGAATGCAGACCTGTTTAAAGAACATGGTATATCTCAGCACATGGATGCAAAGAAGTTAGAAAAAATGACTAACCCTGCATTTACTGAAACTGAGTATGCACCAACAATAGAAGAAATGAAAAAACTGGAGGTTAATCTAGATGACTACAGTACTTAAGGAGCCTAAACAGGTTGCTGTTAAAAAGAAGGTGGATCAATATGGTCCTAGAATTGCTGATCTTAGTGAGCAATTAGCTTACTTATTGGGAGTGGTACAGGAGCATGCAGAAGTTATAAAGGAGCTTAGAACTAAAGTGGATCAGGTTAGAGGCAGGATGGGGCTATAGATGCCTATAGAAGATAAAATTATGGGATGGATGAAGGGTTTAGGCGAACTTGTTATACCTGGAGAGGGTGGTGAAAAAACAGATTTATTTGAATCAGAAGAATCAAAAGTCTTACCACCATCTTGGGTAAAGAGTGTGACGTCTATGGAGACTGGTGAGCAACAAGGTGGATTCCAAATGGATAAGGGCCTAGTGGAAGTTCTTACCAACAAATTGGAAGTGGTGGAATTTAATGAAGAGATGACAGAGGTAACTAATATACTCGGGAAGGATCTTGTAGAAGCGCAGGGAGAAACTGGCTCTGGAGGTATTATATCAAGTTTGATTGACAAATTTAGGACTTCAGAATCTGGGATGGCAGAAATAGGCTTACAAGGTAAGACTACTGATGGTAAGCCATATAACTTTACATTGCTTACCGAACCTGGCAAGGATGGTAAACCTAAATTTTTCCTCTATTCAGGTGGCGATAAAGCAGAATTAGAGATGGATCAGTTTGTTACAATAGCAAATAACCTTGATGAAAAGTTAGCGAGTGTTGAAAATGTGCGTCAAAGTCAGGATAGATGGTCACCAGAATCATTCAGATATGCTTGGGAGCAAATACCTAAAATTACAGTGGGTACACCTTATCCGAGCCTAGGGAACAGGCCTAAATAACTTAATGAAAGTAAAAATTGATTTATGGCAGGATTTGGAAAAAGCTACACATACATGACCATTCGATGGGAAAAGACACCCAGTTTGGGAATCGCATGAGCCAAATAGACGAGTTCGCAAGTTATCTAAAACAAAAACTAGTAAGTAATAATATTGAAGGTAGATGGGCTATATGTCAAGCCTGTCCTGAACTTACTGATGCTAACAGGTGTAAACAATGTGGATGTTTTATGAAATTGAAAACTAAAATTAAAGCGGCTAAATGCCCAATAGGTAAATGGTAAAACTTATCACACTTTCCTTATTGTTAAATGTAGGAGAAATGCATGCTGTTATGCCAGATGATATGAAAATAGAAGCTCGCAGGCGTAAGAAAGGCAATAGGCAACGTAGAAGAGGCGGGAATGGCTTACGATAAGAAGGTAAATATTAATATGCATGATGTATCTAAGGAGGAGGAAGCTCTTCAGCTTGCCTATAAAGATATGATTGCATTTGGCAAACTATTTCTACCAGATGACTTCATGCGTTCTGAGACACCACCCTTCCATTATCAGGTTGCTGATATGATTAATGACAAGTCTATTAGGCAGACTGCGTTTATTATGCCTAGGGGACATGGAAAGACAGTCCTGACTAAGGCAGATATAATGCGTGATTTCTGCTTTGCGGGAGTGAGAAAGGATTGGGGCTTTGATACTACGAATGAGCCTTTTTTTTATGGCTGGATATCAGCAACTGCTAAGTTAGCTACTGGTAATATGGACTATATTAAATCTCATATTGAGATAAATGAAAAAATACACTATTATTTTGGTGACTTAAAGGGGAAAAAATGGACAGAAACAGATATAGAACTTTCCAATGGATGTAAACTTATATCGAAGTCGAATATATCGGGCATTAGGGGCGGTGCAAAGTTACATAAAAGGTACGACCTTGTCGTTCTTGATGATTTTGAGGATGAAAACAATACCATCACTTCCGATGCTAGGGCGAAAAATGCTAATCTTATTACAGCTGTTGTCTTCCCTGCTCTTGAGCCTCATACTGGCAGGTTGCGTGTTAATGGCACACCTGTGCATTTCGATTCTTTTATTAACAATCTCATTGTCAATTCGGCTAAAGCGAAAGCTAGTGGAGAAGATTTTTCCTGGGATGTCTTAATGCATAAGGTCCAAGATGAGTCTGGTGCAATATTATGGGACTCATGGTTTGGCGCAGAAGAGATGGAACGTAAGAAGAAATTCTATGCAGATTCAGGACAGCCTCACAAGTTCTATCAAGAGTATATGATGGAAGTGCAGAGTGAGGACTACTCAGTATTTAATAGAGATCATATTAAGTATTGGGATGGTACATATTTCTACAATGAGAATGATGGTCTATCCTATATAATTAGAGAATCCGAAGATGTATTGCCAATCACGGTATTTACAGGCGTGGATACTGCTACCGATATAGCAAGGAGGGATAGTGATTACTCAGTCTTACTTACAATTGGCATTGATGAGTTTAATCGTCTTTATGTTCTGGATTATGTGCGTAAGCGGTCTCTATCTGTACTCGGTATACCAGGGCAAGATAAGAAAGGTATTGTTGACTATATTTTTCAAATTAATCAGGATTACCATCCTAATCTATTCGTTATTGAGGATACCACTATGTCTCGTCCAGTCTTTCAAGCGCTCCAATCGGAAATGATGAGAAGGAATGATTTTACAGTCAAGTTTAATGAAGAGAAGCCAGGCACTAGACAGAGTAAAAGAGACAGAATACAATCTATATTAGCACAAAGATTTGCAATAGGACAGATACACATAAGAAAAGAGCACTATGATTTGCATAGAGAAATCATTACATTCGGTCCTAGGATGGCACATGATGATACTATAGATGCGTTAGCATATGCATGTAAACATGCTTATCCAGATAAAAATATTAAGCAGGATAAAGATGGACTTTACTATAGAAAGAGACCAGTACCCAAATCATGGGTAACAGCATAAGGATTTATAATGGCAAGAAATGATAAAACTGCAGACCGCATCCTACATCTCTTTGAGATTGCAGAGAGCGGACTTAGACAGCAATGGGAATTCATTAACCAAAAAGGTTCTGATTTTGCTAATGACAATCAGCTCTCTGCTGAAGAGACACAATCTCTTGAAGAGCAAGGAATGCCTACCTTCACTATTAATAGGATTATACCTGTAGTAGAGATGCTAAACTTTTATGCTACCGCTAACCGCCCTAGGTGGCAGGCCATCGGGGCGGAAGGTAGCGATATAGATGTAGCTGCAGTATTTTCTGATATTGCTGATTATGTCTGGTATCATTCTGATGGCACATCACTACTTAGTAATGCAGTTAATGATGCAGTAACTAAGTCTATTGGCTATCTGATGATTAATGTAGATCCACATGCAGATAGGGGAATGGGTGAGGTCGTAATTGAACAGCCAGATCCATTTGATGTATTTGTAGATGCTAAGTCTCGCGATATACTATTTAGGGATGCATCTTATATTATGGTACGGAAGATCCTACCTAAGGGTCATTTAAAGCAGAAATTCCCTGATCAAGTTAGAAAAATAAATAATGCATCAGCCAGATATGGTCATGATAAGAATCATTCTACAAAAACATATGATGAAAATACTCACGACTTTAGTTATAAAGATGTAATATCAGGTGCAGGAGGGGGACATATTGAGGGACCTAGTTTCTCTGGTCCAGATTCATCTGACGCTACTGTAACTGGTGGGACTAATATGCGCAATTCTATTAAGTCCAATGATGATGATGAGAAATTACTGGAGTATTTTGAATGTTACGAAAAAGTCAAGCTACCCTATATGAATGTATTCTATCGGGTATTACCAGATGAGAGTGTTCTACAACAACTTCAACAACAAGTGGCGGTATATATACAAGAGCTTACAGCGGAAATGCAGGTGCAATTTCTGGAGAAACAAGTACAAATGCAAGAAGCAGTAGAAGCAGGGGATATGTTGCCAGAACGTATGGAGCTTGAAATACAGAAAGAGCAGAAACTGATGCAACAGCAGATTCAATCTGCACAGCAAGAGAGAATGTCTCAATTACAGAATGAAGCATCCAAGGTAGAGAATAAAGTCGTTAATGAGAAGGAATACAAAATACTTGAGAAGGATGAGACATTTCAGGCAATGGTTATTGAAGCTGTTAAATTCTTTGATGATAAGATACAACAGACTATTGTTATCGGTGATAAGACTATATCTCAAAGGTTCCTGCCAGATAAGATATCTGAATATCCTCTTATACCCTTCCACTACAAGTGGACTGGTACACCATATCCAATGAGTGCAGTGTCTCCACTTATAGGAAAGCAAAGAGAATTGAATAAGGCACACCAACTTATGGTACATAATGCGTCTCTTGGCTCATCGCTGAGATGGATGCATGAAGAGGGCGCAATTGATACAGGCTATTGGGAGAAATACTCTTCTTCTCCTGGGGCACTACTTCCAATTAGGCCTGGCGCCCAAGCTCCAACACCAGTAATGCCCGCTCCATTATCTAATGCATTCTTTGGCATTGTTAATGAGGGTAAAGGTGATATGGAATACTTAGCTGGTATATATGCAGCTATGCAAGGAGATACAGGTGCACAGCATGAAACATATCGTGGAATGCTTGCTATGGATGAGTATGGTACTAGACGTATCAAGTATTGGTTAAATAATTGCTTAGAACCTGCACTGAGACAGACTGGTAGAGTAGTGATGCAATATTCACAGGCATCATATACTGGGCATAAAGTATTTAGAATAATACAACCTAATGCATTGATAGATGCTAAAGAGGTAGAAATCAATGTACCTATGTATAATGATATGGGTAAGGCTGTAGGTAAATATATGGATTATGAATCAGCACAATTCGATGTAAGACTTGTAGCTGGTTCTACGATGCCTGTAAATAGATGGGCATATTTAGAAGAATTAAAAGAATTATT